GTTTACATTGGCAAAAAGTAAAAGAACTAATTTAAAGAAACTTGATATTGGACCAGGACCATTTGAAGCCATCGTAGTGAGCAATTTAGATACTACTTACATGGGCACATTAAAAGTTGATATTTTAAGAAATAATTCTTCAGGCAGTTTACCTGAAAAATTAGGCACATCAATCGAAGTTAGATATCTATCACCGTTTTATGGTGTTACTAATCCCCAACACACAACAAATAATGATGGATATGCAGCAACACAAAAAAGTTATGGTATGTGGTTTGTTCCACCTGATGTAGGTGCTAGAGTATTAGTAACTTTTGCAGAAGGCGATATTGCTAACGGTTTTTGGATTGGGTGTGTGCAGGACAAGTTTATGAACTTTATGGTTCCAGATGGCCGTGCATCAACTTCACTTACAACTCCGCAAACACCTGACAATGTACAAGGACTTAAATTACCAACAGGCGAATATAACAAAAAAGTTGAAAAGGGTAATGGCAGAGATCCAACAAGATATCTTAAACCATACAACAAAGATTTTACACAAACACTAGAAGTACAAGGATTAATTAGAGACGAAAATAGAGGACTAACTTCTTCAAGTGCAAGACGAGAAGTACCGAGTACTGTATTTGGAATAAGCACACCTGGACCAGTAGATAAACGACAAGGTGCACCTAAAGGATTAAAGGGAGAAGCAGGCCTTAAACATTCTGCTTTTGTAAATCGATTAGGCGGCTCGAGTTTTGTTATGGATGACGGTGATGACAAACTATTAAGAGTTTCGCATGCATCAGCAGGTCCTCCAGCATATGCTAATATTGAAGCCGGCGAAGACTTTGGCCAAAGTACAATACCTCACAACGAACTGTTAAGATTTAGAACTAGAACAGGGCATCAAATATTAATGCATAATAGTGAAGACTTTATCTATATTGCAAACAGTAGAGGCACAGCTTGGGTAGAATTAACTAGTGACGGGAAAATAGACGTATACGGATTAGATAGTATATCTATTCATAGTGATGCAGATATTAATCTTACAGCAGATAGAGATGTAAACATCGAAGGTGGCAGAAATGTAAACATGCGAGCCAGTGGTAGATATGATAATTTTGCTTCAGGCGGTGAAGTAAAAATAGAAAGCCAAACTAATACAACTTTAAGAGCTGAAACTAATATGTTTGTAGATGTTGCTAAGGATCAAGATATTAAAATTGGCGGAATACAAAAGACATTAGTTACGGGTGATATACATCATCATACAAATGCAAATTTATACATATTAGCAGATGAAGAAGGACATATAAAAGCTGGAACAAACATGCTTATTAATTCTACAGAAACTCTTAACTTAGTAGGAAAAGCATCATACTTAACAGCAACAGCAGGAGCAATTAATATCAATGCCGCTGGCGGCAACGTTGAAATTGACGGCGACACAGATATTAATTTAAACAGCAGCGCATCTTCGGCAGGTACAGATGCTACTGATGCAACAGACGCTGTGTCTGCAATACCGTTACCTACATGGACTGTACCTAAAACAAGCCCAGGAACAATAGTTCCATCAGACGTAATTACTTTTGTAAAAAGGATGCCAAGTCACGAGCCATATGCACATCATGAAAATTTAGATCCTGTAATGCTTAAAAGTGAAAGAACAGATATTAATAATGATGTTTCATTACCTAATGCTGCATTACTTAATACTGTAGATACTTTTAGAAAGAGTTTTACAGGTGGCACAAGATCGGACTCCTCAAATGTAGCAGATACAAGCGGCACTAAAAGAGTTTATGGTGGTGTAGGAACTGCCGGTGCCGGTGGCGCCGATGATAAAGCACTAGCACAAAAATACTCTACTGTTGGAGCCGACGGAAATATATTAGACATTATCGGAGCAGCTGAAGGTGCAGGTTACAATACTCCTTATGGCGGAAGTAACATAACACCAATATCGTATTATGGAAAACAGCTTTCAGAACTAACAGTGCAAGAAGTTTTAGATTGGCAAACAGCATCAATAAATGCAGGTTCAATTAGTAGTGCTGCCGGCAAATATCAAATAATTAATAAGACTCTTAAAAGTCTTATTGACGGAGATGGAGTATTAAGCAGAACAGAGCTGTTTAGTCCTGCTAACCAAGATAAATTGTGTCGTAAGTTGCTACAGCGTAGAGGGGTTGATGCATTTAGGTCTGGTTCAAAATCTAGAAAATCATTCTGCTTATCAATGGCACAAGAGTGGGCAAGTTTACCAGTAATTGAAAAAACATATTCTAAGCCAGCAAAACGAGTTGTTAATCCTGGTGAAAGTTATTATGCTGGTGTTGCTGGAAATAAGTCAAGAATATCTCCAACACAATTACTTGCGGCTGTTAACGTTATTAAATCAGACGGTTATGCATAGAGGGTAAATATTACTATGAGTACATTAGAAAAAAACATATACAAAAGAGTAAAGGTATCGAGCTCTAAAAAACCTAAACAGCCAGCTTCAAGTTCTGCTTATAGGTCTATTAGCACAGTTAACCCTGCAAACGAAGGGTACAGACTATATGATCTTGCTGTTATTAAACAAGATATAATAAATCACTTTCATATACGTCAAGGAGAAAAGTTAGAGAATCCTGAATTTGGAACTATTATTTGGGACACATTGTTTGACCCACTGACCGAAGGACTAAAAGCTGCAATTATAGAAAATGTAGAAGATATTGTTAACTATGATCCGCGTGTTTCTGTTAATAATATCATTGTTGACACATACGAAAGCGGCATACAAATTGAATGTACTCTAATATATTTAAAATACAGCATTGCTGAAGCTATGACACTACAATTTGATAGAGACATTGGCTTACTTGCTTAAAAAATAAAATACGTACATAACTATTATGAATAAATACGTTATAAGAGGAAATTAGATGTCAGCTACGGATAGACAAAACAGATTACTAGTTGCAGAGGATTGGAAAACAATATACCAATCCTTTCGCAATGCCGATTTTCAAAGTTATGACTTTGACAATTTAAGACGAACAATGATAGAATATCTTAGGACTAACTATCCTGAGGATTTTAACGATTACATTGAATCAAGTGAATACCTTGCACTAATTGATTTAGTTGCATTCCTTGGGCAAAATTTATCCTTTAGAATTGACTTAAATGCAAGAGAAAATTTCCTCGAACTTGCAGAACGTAGAGAGTCTGTTTTAAGACTAGCAAGACTTTTAAATTACAATCCTCGTAGAAATCAATCAGCTAATGGACTTTTAAAATTCACAGCAATTAGCACAACAGAAGATTTAATAGATTCTAACGGTACTAACTTAGCAAGTCAAACAATACAATGGAACGATAGTACTAACTCAAATTGGTATGAACAGTTTATTAAAGTTATAAATTCTTCATTGCCGGTAAACGGTGTATTTGGTAAACCAAACAAAAGCGAAATAGTATCTGGCATTTCAACTGACCAGTATAGAGTAAACGGTGTTAATACTGATGTTCCTGTATTTGCATTTGAAAAACCTATTGAAGGTAAAACAACACCATTTGAAATTGTATCTACTGATATTGAAGATGGCAGTTTAATAGAGGAAGCACCAGTACCAGGAAATAATTTTGCGTTTATGTATAGAAACGATGCACAAGGACCTGGAAGTAGTAACACTGGATTCTTTGCACACTTCCGTCAGGGAAGATTAGAAAGTGGACAGTTTTCTGTAACACAACCTACACCAAATCAAACAGTTTCGATTGATACTGAAAATATTAATGACTCAGATGTTTGGTTATTTAAACTAGACGGCAACAACAATGAATCAGAGTTATGGTCAAAACTTGATGCTGTTGAAGGCAACAATGTAATCTATAATAGTATTAATAAAAAAGTAAGAAATATTTATAGTGTCTTAACAAGAGTTGACGATAGAATTAATTTAGCGTTTAGTGATGGAGTTTTTGGAAACCTTCCAAAGGGTAATTTTAAAACTTATTTTAGAACAAGTGAAAATAGAAATATGGTTATTACACCAACATCTATTAGTAATATTTCTGTTAATATACCGTACCTAAGTAAAAAGGGCAGAGTTCATACACTTACATTAACAATGGGTTTAGAAACAACTGTTGCAAATAGTGCAAGAGCTGAAACAAGTTTAAGTATTAAACAAAATGCTCCTGCAACATATTATACACAAAATAGAATGATTACAGGAGAAGACTATAATGTTGCTCCTTTAGGTATAAGCCAAGAAATAGTAAAAGTAAAAAGTGTTAACAGAACATCAAGCGGCATATCAAGATATTTCGACTTAAACGATGCAACAGGAAAATACAGTAATACTAACTTATACGGAAACGATGGAGTAATATACAAAGAGTATACTACTGAAAAAACAAGTTTTAACTTTAATACACAGACTGACATTGAAGGTATTATAATAAACAATGTTGAGCCTATTCTTGATAACAAAAAAGTAAAACATTTTTACCTAGACAAGTTTCCAAAAATTAATACAGTTGACCTAAATGTTTATTGGAACGCTGTTACTGAACAAACAAATACTTACACAGGTAAATTTCAATCATTAGATGCCGCAGGTTATCAAGTTGGTACTTTTACTACAAATAGTTTAAAGTATATTGAAGCAGGAACAGCAATTAAGTTCCAAGCACCGACTGGCTTCCATTTTATGGAAGATGGATCATTAATGGCAGGCGATGCTGATCACCTTGGAAGTGCTTTATACAAATGGACTAAGGTTATTGCTGTTGCAGGCAACGGACTAGATGTAGGCCTAGCAGAAACACAAGGGCCTATAGCACTAGCTGATAAAATTCCTACTAACTGTAGACTAATACAAATACGTCCTATGTTAGCAAATAGTCTACTTGATGATGTTAAGGTAGAAATTATTGATCAAACTTTTGCTTACAATGACTTTGGATTGCGGTATGACGATGTTAATAGAGTTTGGAGATTAGTAAAAGCAACTGACCTAGATAAAAGAAGTAACTTTAGTACAGGCTTTGCAGGAAATGTAAGTAACGGAAATCTTGATGCAAGTTGGTTATTACTTTTTGAAACTAATGGCGAAACATATAAAATTACATATAGAGGTTTGAGATATGTCTTTGAAAGTGATAGAGAAATAAAATTCTACTACGACAGTTCAGACAAAATATACGACACACAAAAAGGTAAAGTTATAAGAGATAAATTATGTGTTTTAAATATAAACACACAGCCTGATAGTGCATTACCGTTTACTAGCGGTTTTGACTTTGATATTTTAGAGTCTTATAGAGATAAAGAAGGTTACGTAGATACTAAAAAAATAGAAGTAACATTTGCAGACAAAGATGCAGATGGCGTAATTGATGATCCAGAATTATTTTTACATATTGTAGATGAAGATGTTAATCCTTTAAATAAAATTATTATACACGAAAAAT